GGCTGAAAAGGATGCCTTTGCTGCCAGAGAAAAGGCAGTGAAGAACAAGCTTGAAAGCTTGAAGCGGTGGTTGGGTGAAGCCCTTGCCGGGGAAAAGTTCACTTCCACCAAAGCTGCTATCAGCTATCGAAAATCTGAAGCTGCCGAAGTGGAAGATGAAGAAAAGTTTGTCCTGTGGTGCATGGGCAATGATCATCAAGATTTGCTGACCTTTACCAATCCCACGGTCAACAAGACGGCAATCAAGAAGGCCATCAAAGGCGGTTTGGAACTGCCTGGCGCTGTGCTGGTGGAACGCCAGAACATTCAAATCAAGTGAGGAGGAATAACCGTGGGAATTCCAGTGTTGATTCTTGGCGAATCGGGAAGCGGGAAAAGCGCAAGCTTGCGCAACTTTGGGCCTGACGAAGTTGGAATCTTCAATGTGGCTTCAAAGCCTTTGCCCTTCAGAAAGAAGCTACTTTCCGTAAATACTGCTGATTATGGAAAGATCACAGCCGGGATTCAGAAGGGAAGCAGAAAAACCTATGTCATTGATGACAGCCAATATCTGATGTGCTTTGAATCCTTTGCCCGTGTGAAAGATACAGGCTATGGAAAGTATACGGACTTTGCACTTCACTTCTATAACCTTGTGCAGTTCGTCATCAACGGAACGCCTGAAGACACCATTGTGTACTTCCTCCACCACACGGAAACGGACAGCAACACAGGCAAGATCAAGGCAAAGACTATGGGCAAGATGCTGGACAACCAGTTGACCCTTGAAGGGCTGTTCTCCATCGTGCTGCAATGCGTGACGGATGGGAAAAGGCATTGTTTCATCACCCAAAGTGACGGCTATACCACAGCAAAAAGCCCCATGGAAATGTTCCCGATGGAAATTGAAAATGACTTGAAACTGGTAGACCAAACGATTCGTGAATACTACGAAATGAATTAAAAGGAGAAATGAAAAAATGATGCGCAAACCTAGCAATTGGGAAAATGTACAGGTACTGTCTGACCGTCAGAAGCTGCCCCTGGGGGCTTATGTATGCAAGGTGAAACAGGCCAAAGTGACTGCAAATGATTATGGCGAACAGCTTGCAGTGCTGTTTGACATTGCTGCTGGTGAATACACGGACTTTTACAAGAAGGACTATGACGGCAACCAGAACCAGGACAGGAAGTGGAAGGGTGTTCTTCGCCTGTGGGTTCCCAAGGATGACGGCAGTGAAAAGGATGAACTGACCAAGAGCATTCTGAAGGGCTTTGTGACGGCTGTTGAAAAGTCAAACACTGGCTATAAGTGGGATTGGAATGAAGGTTCCCTGGCTGGAAAGCTGATTGGTGTTCTGTATAGGAATGAAGAATGGGAGTATGAAGGCAAGACTGGTTGGGCTGTGCGTCCTCTCCGTGCCATTTCTACTGACAGTGTGCGCAATGGTGATTACACCTTGCCCAAAGACAAACCCCTTTCTAGCAAGAATGGTTATGCAAGCACCACGGCCCCGGCAACTGCCCCGGCTGGATTTAGTCAGGTGGATGATGATGAACTTCCTTTCTGATTGGAGGAATGAAGCGTGACAAGAGAACAGGCCATTGAAGCCTTCACGATGCGGGTTGACGGCTACACCTATCAAGAAATTGCGAACAAGTTTGGCATTTCAAGGGAATGCGTCCAGCAAAAGCTTCGCAGGGAGATTAACGGGAACAAATCTAGTTCTAGGAATTGCGTTTACCCTGGACTGGTCAACTGGATGCGGGAAACTGGAACCAATGCTTGTGAGTTAAACAAAAATGCTGGCATTTGCAAAAACATCCAAGCCTTCTATAACAGGCTTTATGGAAGAACGGGCTGGGAAATGGATGAAATCAAGAAGATTCTTGCCTTTACTGGCCTAACCTTTGATGAAGCCTTTGCCACTGAAACGCAGGGTGATAGCTGTGGCAATTAACAGCAAACAGAAAGGGGCAAGGTTTGAACGGCTGCTGGCTTCCAGGTTCCGTGATGAAGGCTATGACGCAAGACGAACGGCCCAGTATTGCGGGAACACAGGGGATGCTTCTGATGTGGTTGGCCTTCCTGGCATTCATGTGGAAGCCAAACATGCTGAACAGATGCGACTGTATGACTGGATAGCACAGGCGAAGCGGGACGCTGAAGCTGGGGGTGGGAAATCACTCCCAGCAGTGTTCCACAAAAAGAACCATGCTGAAATCCTAGTGACCATGACCCTGCCTGACTGGTTCTGCCTGTACAGGGAATGGGAAGCTGGATTCGATCTGAAAGAAAGGGCAAAAGATGAACAAAAAGGCTGAAGAGCTTAACACAGAAGGGTGCATTCAACTGGTCAGCGCTATTGTCAACAGAGCAAAACTGGACTATATGAGGACGAAGCCTGGAAGTCCTGCACGGCAGGAAGTTGAAGAATTCTTCACTGGCGGGATCTTTGAACGGCTGACTGGCTTTGACGGTCAAGATGTATTGTCCCGCTTGCGGAACACCTACTACCAGAAGAGCAACAAAAGATTTAAGAGGAAGAGAATATGAAGTTGAATGAATATCAGCGGTTGGCTGCACGAACTATTGACCGGGAAATGATGCCTTGGGAGATTCAAAGTCATGCCCTGCATGGCATGGTTGCTGAAATTGGTGAACTGCATGGCATTTACCAGAAAGTTTATCAGGGACATGAAGCAGACATTGACCATCTAAAGAAGGAGCTGGGTGATCTGCTGTGGTTTGTGGCTGAATACTGCACGGGCAGTGAATGGGATCTTGCTGAAATCGCACAGCTTAACATTGACAAGCTGAAAGCCCGTTATCCTGAAGGCTTTGACCCTGAAAAGAGCTTGCACAGAAAGGAAGGGGATATCTGATGACTGACAAGAAGTGGATGAAGGAAAGCGGGTTCTGTCTTCGACTGAGCCAAGCAAGGCTGAACAGCCACATGGCGCTTGTACACGCTGCCAGAAGCCTTGACACAAGCGTTTCTTACATTTCGATGGTGGAGCAGGGTCAGGTTTGCCCTTCTGTTGAACGGGCTGCTGCCTTTGCCAATCTGTACAATGTTTCCCTTGACTGGCTGTGTGGGGTGGAGGTGAGCAACAATGATTGACATTGTTACCAACTGGAAGGTTTATGGGCTGGAAGACAGCATCAAGGCCAGTAAATATCCCATGTCTGTTGATGTTGATAAATGCACACCTGATATCACCCACAGAACCCACATCCTTGCTAAATGCAGCCCTGGAACTGGGCATGATCAATTTCTGACGGGAATCATCTGTCAGTTCGACTTGACCCTGACCATCAAGGCGTGGGTGGAAGCGCAAAGATACCATTTTCTTGACTTCGTTTCTTCCCAAAGCACCATGCACAAGATTCACAACATGAGCTTTGATAAGCAGTGCATTAGCTATGTAACACCCGAAACCATTGCCAACTGTGAAAAGCTTCTGAACGAATATAGCGAAAGCCCTTCAACTGAAGGCTTCCTGAAACTGATCTACAATGTGCCAGTTGGCTTCAGACTGACGGCACGAATGACTACAAACTATCGGCAGTTGAAGACCATCTACCAGCAGCGAAAGAACCACAGATTGCCCGAATGGCGCTGGTTCTGCGAATGGATCGAAGGTCTTCCCTGCGCTGACTTCATAACGGGAGGTAATGAATTTGACACATGATGACCTAAAGACCACAACAAGCGTTGTTAAGAAGATTCTTGAAACAGACGAACAGTCCAGAAACAGTGACAGCTTCCTTTATTTCAAGGTGTTGGAACACTACGGCAACAGGACTGGCGTTGACATTCACAACATGTCGGTTCCTCACTTCCTGCTGAATATGTCCCATTTGGGTGTTCCACCTTTTGAAAGTGTGAGAAGAACCCGGCAGAAAGTACAAGCAGCTTATCCTTGGTTGACTTCCAATAAAAAGGTTGCTGAATTTAGAAGTGCCAATGAGCAGATCTATCGTGCATACGCCTTGGAGGAATGAGCATGAGAAAACGCAAGCTGCCTGAATGGGCCATGACTGGTGATTGTTCCAAGTGTACGCACAAAGGCCAATGCAAAAATGCTTGTGAACCCCGTGAAGAACGGGCGAACGCCTATATCAAGAAGGCGCTTCTGATGGCTGTTGAAAGGAGGAATGCCCTGTGCTGATTGCCCCGTGCTTCCAATGCCCAAGACGCTTCGTGGGTTGCCATGCCACTT